AATGTAAAGAGTCCTGTTATTTTTGGTAAGAAGATTGTTGAAGAAGAGACAAGAGAAGATCTAGTTTCTAAGTATGCACCTAATATCGTTAAAGCAGATGCTTCAATGAAAGAAGGAGCAGGTGAGCTCACAGGATCTATCGCTGGTGGAGTTGCTGGTGGAGCAATTGGAGGTCCAGTTGGATCGGTTGTAGGAAGTATAGCAGGTGGTGCATTGGGTAGTAAGTTGGATAAGAAGAAGCCTGCAAGAAAGAAAGTACAATGATATTTGAATCCTTTGTATTTGAATCTAAAGCTCGTCTTGCTGCTAGGTTAGCCGCTGGTGCAAAACGATCAGTTGGTGCTGCAAAGAAAGCAAAGAGATTAAAGTTTGCAAAAGGTCAATTAAAAAGAAAGACTGCGCTAGTTACCACTAAAGGTAGTGCTATTGTGAAGTCTGGTGGGAAGAGCAGTTCTATTGTTCGTAGTCCAGGCGGTAAGATACGTCAGAAGGGTGGTGCGTTAGCTAAAAGAGACAAAGGTGGTAGGGCGGTATGGACAAGTATTAAACAGGGAGCGAAGGATACTGCGAGAGATTATGCAACCCAAACTGCCATGGGTGGTTATAACAGAGGTCGAAACCAAAAGTATGCTGATCAGATAAGACAAGATAGAAAGGATCGTAGTGATTCTATATCTGCTTTTGCTAAGGGTGGTCCTAGGTCTGCCAGTGGTTCTAAGTTTGGAACCAGTGTTGCACAAGGAACTGGTCTAAGTACAACGCTTGGTCAGATTGGTCATCAGGCAAAGGCTGTAGGTGGTTTTGCTTCTGGGATGGTTGGTGGTGCAGGTAGAGAATGGGCTGGCAGGAAGTTTAAGAAGGGAGTTGCAAAAGGAAAAGCTCGTGCTAGAAATGCCTACATAGGTCATAAGAATAAAGGTAAGAAGATCAGAGATCAAATTTCATATATAGATCCTGGCTTGGGTAGACAGGGCCCAACCAAAAAGAGATTTGAAACTGGTGAGAGGGATCAGAACCCTGGCAATGCCAAAAAAATAGCAGACTTCAAAAGGAGAAGATCAATGAAAGAAGAATTTGAACTTTCTTGTTGGAGAGAACAGTTTGTCTGGGAAGCAGACAAGAAATATCCTTCTGGTGAAAAGGAAAAGATCATTGATGTAATGAAGGGTAAGAACACTATTGAGATCAATCCTGATGAACCAGATGATAAATACTCAAGGAAATAAAGTATCGCCATGTTAATTAAACCCTTAGCACCTCAAACAGATCTTGACCCTGCTACCAATGTAGATTCTGCTACCGTGGTTCACTTAGTTAATACTAATGCTGCGGAAACTGTTATTGTCAGATCTGGAATAACAAGTGTAGGAATAGGAAGTTTTACATTAGAAGCAGGACAGTCAGTACAAGTAGAGAAAGACCCAACAGATCTATTAAGTGCCTCTGCTAATGGTGGAGATGTTAAAGCAACTAAGATCGCTTATTTAAACTAATGTTTTGCAAGAACAGGATGAGTCTTGAAGACCGTCGCAAGTTTAAATTAAAGATGTATAAGTTCTGGCAAGACACTCTGGAAGAGAGACTTGCTGGAGTTAATGCAGCCCGACAGAAATTAGAAGAACAGATGGCGAGAGACACGTCAGAAGACTCTGACTGAGTGTTGTAACGCACACTAAATTAGGTAAAAATTACTAAAGTGTGGTATAAATATGTGTATATTATAAGCGAGCCCACGGCTGTAAATCGTGTCTCATTACACAGTAGGTTATCACGACCTAGAACGCAATCATTTAGAAATTTGCGAGTATGCAGATGACGCATACGAAGCAAGAATAGACGCATTGGAGGATGTTCCTGAGTTAGAGGGGCATCCTCATTTTATTGACTATATCCTAAAGGAGGAGTAGAATGGCTGCTCTAATAGCGAAACATAGGAATGAAATTATGTGGTGGATGTCTAGAATTACAGTGATGCTATGCGCTTTGGCGTTTTCTTTTACCCTTGCAGCACAAGCATACGCAGCAGAAATTACTATGGGTTCGGGAGGCAATTTAGTCTTTGAACCTAGTGAGATATCAATCTCTGCTGGCGATACTGTTACGTTTGTTAATGGAGATTTACCTCCACATAATATGCAGGTAACAGATCACCCTGAACTATCTCATGGAGACCTGGCTTTTACTGGTGGAGAGACTTTTGAAGTAACTTTTCCAGAAGCAGGAGACTATAATATTCAGTGTGATCCTCATGCTGGTGCAGGTATGAAGGGTGTTATTCACGTTTCCTAACATAGGAAATTATTACTATAAACATGTTATAATAAATACATCGACTTGTATTAAAGACATGGCTACAATTACTCTTAAGACTGAAGACGGAACAGAAACTTTTGAATGTAATTCCGATCAGTATATTTTAGAAGCATTAGAAGAATCAGGTCTAGATCACCCCTCATCATGTCGTGCAGGTGCATGTTCATCATGTGCTATGAAGATTGTGGAAGGAACAGTTGATCAAGAAGAACAGTCATTCCTTGATGATGATCAATTGGAAAGTGGATTCGTTCTTACTTGTGTCGCTTACCCTACATCTGATGTTACTCTACTTGCAGAACAAGAAGAAAATCTCTATTGACATTTTCAGATGAATGACGTAATGTGGTCAATAAATATTATGCTTATGATCCTGCTCCTCGGAGTGGGATATCTCATTTATTGGATAATGACTTATGATACACACACTCCTAACGAGTATGTTTCTGACCATCACTCCAGTTCCATCGGAGATTCCAGTACCGATGGAATCGAAAACGATACCGTCAGCAGGGGATTTAATCCAGAGAATGAGGCAGTGGGAGTCCCAGCAGGATAGATTACCTGTAGAAGATAGTATAAATAATGCGTTAAGGGATATAGAGGAGTTTGATTATGGGTGCGATGATTCCACCGAGCAGAAAGTCCTGCTACAATTTTCGGGTAACGAAGATCAAAAAAGTTTTAGATGGGGATACCATCGATGTGGTGATAGACTTAGGATTCGATCTAGCGAAAACGGAACGAGTGAGGATTGCTGGAGTAGACACACCAGAGAAGAGAACGAGGGATTTGGAGGAAAAGGCACTTGGGTTAGATGCGACGAATTGGTTGAAGGAGAAACTAAATGACACCATTAAAGGAGACGATGAACTCGTTGTTAGAACTGAACTTAAGGGTGGGGTTGGGAAGTATGGTAGGCTTCTTGGTTGGCTCTACGTTGGCGACTCTGATATTTCGTTAAACGAACAGATGATTACTGAAGGGTATGCATGGCCCTATGATGGCGGTACTAAACAGAAGGATTATGAATCGCTTAGAGAGATCCGTCGTGCTCATGGTACGCTGATAGAGTGAAAGTAGCAATCGTTGGTGCTGGTACTGCGGGATTGTTGTCTGCGATGGATTGCTGCAGCGCACTTCCTAAGTTTGCACAGGTAACTTTAATTCATAGTTTATCGATAGGTGCATTGGGTGTAGGGGAATCCAGTTTAGTAAATTTTCCTCAATCACTTTCCGAATCAATTGATTATAATCATATGATTGATAGGAAAGAATTAAAGTCTTCTACCAAGTATGGTGTTCAATTTAAAAATTGGAGAGGGAATACTTTTGTACCTTTCTTAGGTGGAGCACATGGGATTCATTTTGATTCATCCAATCTCTCGGACTTTGTTCTACCTAGATTGCATAAAAAGTATGAAAATTTTCATGAGTTAAAGGGAGTAGTTGAGAGTGTAGTCTCTGATGGTGCTAAAGTTAATATAAGGGTTGATGAATATGATCATAAGTTTGATTATGTTATAGATTGTAGAGGATATCCAGAGAACTATGAGGATTATTCTCAAAGTTCATATGTGTATTTGAACTCTGCTATAGTTGTACCATCTAAAACTAAAGCAAATTGGGAATATACTTACCACATCGCTCATAAGAATGGTTGGATGTTTGGTATTCCTTTAGGTGATAGGAGTGGATGGGGATACTTATATAACTCAGACATTACTGAAAGGAAAGAAGCTCTTAAGGACTTAGAACAAACCCTGTCCGATCAAAAGAATACTGATGGACACTTTGTTGATTATGATCTTGATAGTATTAAAGAGTTCTCATTCAATAATTACTCTGCTAAACGTATAGTTAATAATGATGGTAATATATTCTTGAATGGTAATAGGGCTTTATTCTTTGAACCATTACAAGCAACCTCCTTGGGTTGTTATGGTTTTATCAGTCAGAGAATAATTGATTATATTATTAATGACATTACTCTTGTGGATATAAAGAGAACATATAATAAAGTAATAGAAGAGTGTTTGTTGTTTATTAATTTACATTACAGGTATGGATCTGATTTTGATACACCTTTCTGGCGAATGGCTAAGGAGAAGAGTAATGAATTATTAAATCAACAGGATATGGATACATATGATTGGAGATATTTGATAGATACATTACAATTGAGAGATAGTACTCTTTCTAGTCATGGAGAAAAAGGATCTGTCACACGAGGACATGATGTTGTTGAAACGCAGGATCAATTATCTTAAAGACGACTTGGCCACCAAGAAAAAATTAAAGGATCTAGAAGATGACACCAGACGAAGAGATTGATTTCATCTCATCACTGATTGAAAAGGGATTTCATTACGATAATGTTAATGATGAGTATGTTCGTAAATGGATTACCGAAGGTGGAGAGGAATCTATACTGGAAATTTATCAGAAGATTTGGCATTGTAACCAATGGAAACAATCTATGGTAGGATACGGAGATATTGTTTTTTATGAGGAGTTTTTGGAATAAAGGTTATGTCTAAATAAATCAGTTTGTCTTAAGATAATGACTGCACTGATTGACCCGCAAAAATATACCGAGACAGTTGGCCTATTGAGGTCATTTTTTTTGTCAAAAAACTTTTTTGAAGTTCATACTCAGAACCGTCTAAGTATTCTTGCTGCATGTGAAGATCCAGAAACAGTAGCAACATATAATTACAACGGTAATATCTGGCCCCTACCACAGACAGGTCAAATGTGGTTAGAATATGAATTACTTTCCAACCCTTCTGCTGAAGGGTTTTTCTGTGTCTCAACTTCTTTTAGAGCAGAACCTAATCCTGTAGAAGGAAGACATGAAACTATCTTCCCAATGTTTGAGTTTGAGATGAAAGGAGATGTCCATGACCTTAAAGTTATGGAGATAGAATTGTGTGAATGGTTAGGAATACCATTAGACACAGTTAAGATTAAAAAATATGAGAGTTGGGCAGATGGATACAAGGTACATGAATTGGATCATGGACATGAGTCTGCTATTGGTACTGGTATGATTACTGACTTCCCTGAATGGACATCACCCTTCTGGAACATGGCAAGGAATAGTGATGGCACCAGTCGTAAGATTGATGTTATCTTAGGTGGTATGGAAACCATTGGTAGTGCAGAACGCAGCACCGATAAGGAACAGATGCGTGATACATTCCATACTATTTCTGATGGACAATATGCTGAACTTCTTTACAATTTATTTGGTAAGGAAAGAGTAGAAAAGGAACTTGAAGAGTTCCTTTCCTTTGATTTCTTCCCTCGTAGTGGAGGTGGAATCGGGTTGCAACGTCTAATGAGTGCTCTTTCATAGAGCCTCTTCAATGTAGAGTGGTGAAATGGTAAACACAGGCGTCCGTTTAACGCCCGACCAATCATTAGCGTGGTGGGTCTTCGAGGTTCGAGTCCTTGCTCTACAGTTATTTCAGTGGTATAATAATTGAGTACAACGTTTCAGACTGTGTAGCTCAGTGGAGTAGAGCAACTGCCTTCTAAGCAATCGGTCGTAGGTTCAAGTCCTACCACAGTCGTTGTAAAATCTTATTTAGAATTTTGTAATTGATTAAATAGGCTTGCCTTGTTTCTGAAACGATGCCTGAAGAGATTGCTGAAGAGATCAAGAACGAAGGGGAAAAGAATGATAAACCGAAGAAAGGTGTCTTTGGTAAAATAAAAGAGAATATTCTACCTGATGCTGGAGAACAAGCAGCAATCATTAGTACTTTTGTACGCATGGGTGTTCTTGTGTGGTCAGGCGGGATATTGACATTAAATTATGTGGCAATTCCTGGTGTCCCTCAGCAGAAAATAGATCCGACATTCATAGCATCTGTTTTTACCGGCGTGCTGGCGAGCTTTGGCATTCAGACAGCATCTAAGAAAGGTGATGGCACTATGAAGATGGATGCTGCTGCTAAGGCTGCTGCTAATGGTAGTGGTGGAACAGTTCAGACAATTAGAATTGAACAGATGCCACTTAAGATCATTGCTGCTGACATTCCACCAACACTTGATCCAAAGAAAGATCTACCTAAGGATAAATGATAATGTTTGTTACTCTATTTCCATTCCTATTTGTTATACTATTGGTAACAGGGATGCATATGGCATGGCCTTTGCCTTATAGAAATCCACGGGGTATACTAGATGAATAAATTCTTATGGAAAATCTATTATAAATTACAGTACCTCTGGGATTGGGGTATGGGCGAAGCAACTGGTGCTGTTACTCAACCTCCTCATGAGGAGGAACTTCACAAAGATGAAGTTACAAAACCACATTCGAAATGGAGATGAAATCGATGAGAGACCAATTGAAGAATGCTATTTTAGCACATGCCAATGGAGAGATTCAAAAACATCTTGCTAATGTAGAAGTATATCTAGCTAATCCTGTTGGGATTGGAGAACACTCTGATATTACTCAAGCGATTCAAGATGAGATTGATAAGATTGCTCGTTATCATGATCAAATAGAAGTCGTTCAAAAGTATCTAAAATGAACAAAGTAAAATCGTTTATCAAATCTACATTCGACAAAGGAGTTGAATGGGATAAAGAGATCTTAGAGAAGGTAGAGAAGAAGTTTAATCTATCTCCTTATCAGAGTAAATGTGCTAATGCTGCTATTGGATTTATTATTGGAGCTTTAATTCTCTAAATAAATCACTTGCTTGAATAAAATGCAAAAAATCGTAAATGTACTTGCTGTTGCGTCTTTCGCTATATCTGGGGCCGTTGTTGTTAGTGGCTTATATGTATTTGTCAACCGTGATTCCATCATTGATGGAGTTCAACGTCAGATTATGGACGCAGTTACAGGAAGTATGGGCAATATTGGCGGATTGGCTGGAGGCGCTGGCGGGGATTTAGTTCCTGAACCTGGAATACCTGGTGGCGAAAGATCTATGGGACTTTCCTCTCCGTTCTGATGGACATACAAAAAATTGCAACCTACGGTAGCGCAGTTGCTGTCGTAGGAACTGGTGCTGTGGTTGGTGGCAATACTGCCATCGATCAAGTTCGTGGTGGTCCTGCTAAGAGAGCAGAACAACAATCAGTAGAATTGAGACAAATAGTTAGAGAAGAAGTAAGACAAGCATTACTTGAAGTATGGCCACAATCAACTGGTCCTGTGATAGGAACTCCACCACCTAAGAAAGATTATCGTCAAAATACACCTTCAAGATAATGATCCCCGATCTTGGTAGTATTAACACTCAG